ACCAATTTTTAGCATACGAATAGGTATAAAATATGCCATAGGTCTCGCCTCCTCTCCCTCATCTTATGCGAGGAATGCCATGTGTTGAGTTCTTGTTAAATTATTCGAGATAATCCTCGATCGCTTCTTCTCGAAGTTCCTCGGGCATATCTTCAAACATCTCATCAATAGTATCTTCAGCAGCAGTCTGTACTTCTTCATCAGTACTTTCGTTTTCTTCAGTCCTGCCAGTAATAGTATCAATAATCGCCTTAATGTATTCGGAATGATTATTAATAGCGTACTTAATCTCCTGAAGATCCTGAATCATTGCTTCCATCTGCTTCTCAAGAGTAGTGAGTCGAATATTAGTAGATCCGATAAACTGTGAATCAGTCATTATTATTCTCCTTTATTTTAGCGGCAGCTCGTTCTGTACGAGTTCCCCATGCGTTATTCTCTGCTCTTGTCATCCAGTTTAGATTACAAGCGCGATCATCTGTTTTATTTTCATTAATATGATTAACATCTGTATGATTTTCTGTAGGAGGATCTCCATTGAATGTCATACAAACTAGACGATGTACTCGAGCATCTTGATCAGTACCATCGTCTTTAGTTACATGAACTCGATAATAACCGCTTTCATTAAATCGCGGTTCCATCATATGTCCATTTCTTTTAGTTCTAATATGTCCGAGATTTGAAGCCTCATACTGCGAGTACGGATACGGGCATTGTATCCAATACTCGCACTGATCTTCATACACGAACTGCTTAGAAAACTCTGTTTCTTCTGGCTTTATTTCATCCAGAATAGAACTATACTTTTCTTGCTCCATGTATCCACCAATCAAACATTCCAGATTTTACTTTCTCGCCGTTCTGATATAGATAAGTCTCTCTCTTTGTATAACCATTCTTAGGAATAGTAATTACATCTCCGATATAGAACGGATACATATCATACTCGCTCTTTCTTTCTCGGATATTATTAGTATAGAGACCAGTCTGAAGATTATAAAGATCGAAACCGCAGCCAAACTTTGTCTGAAGTTCCGCTACAAGATATTTACCAGCCGCGTTTACATCAGTAGAGAATACTAATCCGGTCATAGAGAACTCAAATGAAGCACGAAGTTCAATAGGAAGTTCTGCATTAGGACATTCTTTCTCGAACTCGATAAGCGTATCAAGTCTAGTTCTCCAAGATTTTAACGTTTTAGTAATCTTTAATTCATCAAACTTCTCATATATGTCCAGTAACTTTTTAGTGCGGCCGAACTCTTCAAAGTAGTTTAACTTAATCAGAGTTGTCAGCTGAGCACTATTTACTTTCATATTACATTTAGCATAATATAAGAAGTCTGAGAATGTCTCAAACTGCATCTCGCGGATGTCATACATCTCTTGAGCAACGATAGGACTAATTCCTTTAATAGACGCTAATGACTGAGATATAGTATGCATATCTTTATTAATCAACCAGTCGCGATTATCTTCACGGAAACGTCCAGTCGTCATCTTTATATTCTTATAGGCTTTCATTTCTCTTATAGCGAGCGGCACTTTATTCTTCTGCTTCTTTCTCGTGTAGAGATCAAGTAGTTCTTTATAGAACTCATACGGCGCGATAGTCTTTAGCATTGCTCCATAGAGACTATCATACGCCATAGCAAGAGCGTGAGAAGCATTGAATAAGTATGCAGCAGAATCTTGTATGACTTTCCAAACAGCCTGAGATGTTTCTCTTGCATGTTCTTCGTTATCATTTTCTTGCTCAATAAGATATTTAGTAAAACCAGGAATGAATCGTTCCTGATATGCAAGAACTTTGTCTTTCTTCTTTTTCTTTATACTCTTTATCAGAGTTACTGCGTCGCCGGGAGTTATTCCAGCGGCCTGAGCAAGATGTAGTATCTGCTCATCATAGAAGACAAAGGCGCTTTCTCCAGTTATTCCAGTCGCTCCTTCAAGTTTAAGCATGTTATCCATTGCGGGAATACCATAAGTATGAAGTTCGCGATTAAAGAAGTACGGAGCAATTGACTTAGCGCCAGGTCTAATAGCCGCTACAAATGCAGCAAGTTCTACTACATTTCTCGGCTTTAGATTCATTACTTTCTTAGTTGAGCCTTGCTTTTCGCACTGATTAAGTCCAAGAGTATATCCCTTGGCATAAAGTGACCAAACTTGATCATTTTCTGCTATCCATGACTTTAATTCATCGACGGACGGCGTTTCTCTTCCGATAGAATGAAAAGTACGATTAATATAATCTACTACGTCTACCTTTAACCGATTGCCTGTTAGTTTCCTAACAGATCAGACTATATCTTCATCCATTTCTGGAGCACGGCACTTCGCCGCACGGAGTTTCACCGTACAGCTACTTCATTGCTGAATAGTCGTTGCACCTTCCTCTTTCGAGGCTTGGCACAGGATTAGCATGTCTTTCGATTTAGCTTTCCCTGTTAGCCGTCTTTCGACGACACCCGGCATTTACCGGTTCACCGTGTTCTTTGGAACTCATTACTGAGTCCAGGCCCGTAAAAGTTCAGGTCGTTTTTGCAAAGCCCGATAGCGTCAGCAGTAGCACCTTCAATATAAGCACATACTCTTCGCTCAGTCTCTCCCGCTTTAGGCTTAAGACTGATAAGTCCTACTTCATACCGGAGGTCTTTATGATAACAAAGCCTAGCACAAGGATGCGGCTTTATATCAGTCTTTATTCCCATGAACTGCTTACTATCTTCAATCAACTGATGATATTCAGGCTTAACATAATCATTAATATCAACAAGACCTTCAAGATCTTTATCCATATCAGGTCCTGCTTCATCTTCGTTATTCTCGATAGCGTGCTTTAAGTCAAGTTCATAATCCTGAATCTGCTTACTTACTTCATCTGCAATAGTAGGAGCAATATGTTTCGCTCGGCAGAGAAGTTTGAAAGCGGAAGATGTCTTCAGAGTGCCGAGCGCTATCATAGGATAGCAACCGTTTTCTCCAAAAACGTCTTTACCAGCCTGATCATAAGGCGCCTGATCCGCTATATTATTATCGATCCTTTATACCCTCGGTTTCCCGATATTTTTAAGGGGAGTAGACTGTATCATAACCCGTTCTGGGTTCCCTTGTCAGTCGTTCGAGCGTACTATTAGTTGACGCTTCGGGATTGCCTTGCCTTTCGGTTTAGGTTTCCCCCGATATTCGGGTTTTCTGTAGAGATTCCTCTCTATAGGGACTGTTGACTATGCACTCGTTTTTCTATATGATAACCTTTACATTTTCCGCCACGTTTTATGCTAGCGTTTATATTTTCAGTACTTGTATGTAAGAACTCAGCACATTCTGATATTGTATCAAATGTTTTGTTAAGTTCTACAATTACTGTTTTTGTGGCGCGGCCATTACGTGAACCGGCATGACTTCCGTTTTCTCGGAATCGTCGAGATGCTTCGGCTTTCTGTTCGTTTGTCCAGTAATGTCCATAGTTCGGGTTTTCTTCGCCGCTTGCTGTTGGCGGCTGCCCTCCGCAGGGCGTTGCGTTTACGAGTGGTACGCCATTCTTTCTTAATATCTGCTCTACTTCGGCTTCGGCTTTTAATGCCTCGTCGCTTGTTAAATCAGATATTATTATTTCAGGATGGCAATTATGCGCTTTGATTATGTTATTGAACCATCTGTTTCGCTCATATTTGTTTTTATATCTGTCTTTAGTTCCTTTTCCGACATAGAATATCTCTTCTTTGTCGTCGTTCCACCAGACATATACATAGAACTCGCGAGCGTTTGGATTAGTCGGTAACATTTAATCACCTCCATTTCTGGAGTGCATAGTCGTTAATCCGGCATAGCCTTCTCAAGCTTTTCTTTAGATACAAATCTATCAGGATATAACTTTACCTGTTCATGAAGTCGATTAAGAGATGTAAAACCGAGAGCTGCTGATGTAGCAAATGAAGCCGCTGAACCTCGAGAAGTTTTAGTAAGTACTCCTCCAAGTTCTGCTCCGCGCTGCATCATAAAATATAGACTAAGGAAGTAATCATATGCTTTAGTCTCACAGACCATCTTAACTTCAGCATTAAGTTCCTTCGCTTCTTCTTTAGTCGGCTGACCAAACTGATTTATATAGTTATCATGAACTAACTTAATATAAAGTTTACGTCGTTCATCATCAGTCATCTCAAGCATATTCTTAGTCAGCGGGAACTTTCTTGAACCGTCATATGTAAAACCGGGCCAGTCTCTTATCTGAAGCGTGTTAGTCATCGCTTCTTCAATCTGTGCGCGGTTTAGTACGCCTTGTGCTCTGAGTAATTCATACGCTTCATCAGGAGTAGGTACAAATAAATCAAAACTGTCGTCGTTATTCTCTTTAGTAGTACTTTTTCCTGTCTTATCTTTATTCCAGTCGGACTCAATTAAGTCGTCGCGGATACTCTTATCTTCTTTATAGATATAGTGAGAGTCAGTACCAAGAATAAGAGGAAGTTTATACTTATCAGAGAGTTCAAGAATATGCTTATTAAGATTAATCTGATCATCAATTAGATGCGGCTGTACTTCGAGATAGAAATTAGGGAACATTTCAGCGAGCCGCTTCATATATTGTTCGCCTTCAGGGTCTTTCAGTATACCGCCAAGACATGCTGTAGTAATAAGAAAGCGCGAGGGATCAAGAGTTTCAAGTAGCTCAAAATCTGTTCGCGCTTTATAATAATACCCAGTTGTCCATGCTTCAGATAACATATAGTTTAATTGTCTAAAACCTTCGTTATCTTTAGCGAGGACTAACAAGTGAAAGTTTCTCTTATCTTGTTCCTTTCTGTTAGGAACAAAGTAACATTCAGCTCCACATATTGCTTTCATCCCATACTTCGCGCCGATATCAGCAGCAGACCAGACGTCGGAACGATGCCCATGCTCAGTAAAGCACAGGCATTGCATTCCGAGTTCTTGATACCGCTTTGCATAATCTTCTTGCGAAGCTTGACTATCTTTAAAGCCAACGAGGGGATTACTTAAATATGTATGAGCATGAGTATTTTCATACTCCCTCATCTGCTTTTTCCTCTTTTACAAATTCTATATATTGTTTTTCTCCGTTAATCTTGACGTAGTTTATCTCGCCAGGATCTTCGTCGAACTCGAATGAGTGAACGGTTATCAGCTCGCGATTTTCAAGCGCGTTCTCCTTCGCCCATTCGTAAAGCTGACTTATCGTAATCATTACTTTTTACCTTTCGGCTTATATTTTTTCTGTCCGTTATCACAGATATTCCTCATGCTACATATCGTTGTACAAAAAAAGTCAGGTTGTCCGTTGTCAGGTTGTGCTTTACCACATTGCCAGTCGAGATAGTCCCAACTTTCTATAGCATGAATAGTATCTATTGCCCACTGAATTACTCGGTCATACTCGTCTTTGTCAAAACGTCGTCCGACTTTCTCACCGTTCTCTTTAAAGAGATGGAACATTAGAAAATCTGGATAACGTCCGAACTGTTCATAGATATACTTAGAATATAGATACTGCTGACGATACATCTCGTCTTCTGCTTCAAGGAATGCTTTCTTAGATTTACTCTTATGATCACATACTATTAAAGCGCCAGTATTATTATCCTGAAGTATCATATCTACACAGCCGACGAATTTTCTGCCGTCTAATTCAGTCTCAAAACGTTCTTCTGCTCCGAGTACAGTAAAGCCTTTAAAGCCGTCGAAGTTATCAAAGAAGTCGATTCCAAGTTGCTTCTGCTTATTACGATAATCATATTTCTCGAGATTAGCAGGAGCAGGAGTTATTACTTCTTCTTCAAATCGTTCAGCAAATACCATTGAGAGATCGGACTGTTCTATCTCGCCTTTACTCCATTCATCAAGTAAATTATGAGTTAAAGTTCCAATCTCTGCAAAGATATTAGGTACTTCTTCATCTCGATGATCTTCTATCTTCTGAAGAAATACCATATACGGACATTCGAAAGCCGCCGAAAGAGTACTGAAACTATACTTATAGCCTTCTTCTCCCGGTTTTATTCGCTGCATAAGTTACCCTTTCTTATCTCGTCTCCCCATGCAATATACATTCCAATAGAAAGCAGCCGCTTTCTGACTGGCTTTTTAAACCACCAGTCTTCATTCGGCAGAACGAGATAATGCTTATTATAATTTCTTGCTTTTACTAAAAGCCTACTTAAATGCTTCATTAGAACCTCACAAATGTTATATCTTCTACAGACCCGCTATGTTCTACTTCAAACATTACTTGTACAGGACCGGCAAACAGTCGTTTAGATATGCTATAATCATCGCCTGAACCACAGAGACAGCCATTAGTAATATAGCACGCCTGATCATATCTTACTTCGGCAACATGAGTATGGCCGCTTAACATATAATCAATATGAGATCTAGTAACGCTTTCAATACGGCTAACGCTTGTTTTCAGGTTCTTATCGAGATCGCCATGTACTACTGCAAAATTACTCTTATTAATAGAGAACATCGCAATACTACCGTCAACGCCGTTATCAACAAACTGAACATTAGGATAATTAGAAAGCGCGGCTTGCATATACCAAGTAGGTACTCGGTCAAGTCGTTCATCTCTTAACGTGTTCTTTACATTAGGATCAAGTCGAGAATGATTACCATATACTGAATATACATATACTTTATCAAAATAGTCGCCAAACGACTTAGTCATCGCCGAGATAATCTCGCTTACTTTAATAGTCTGAGTAACTACATTATCTCTATTCTGAGCCTGTACTGTAGTATGTATACCGCCAGAGATAAGGTCTCCAGCAAGTACGAGATAGAGAGTAGTACTATCAGTCTCTTTCGCTTTACTGATAATTCTATCTCTATAATACATCATTCGGCTTTCTGCTATTTCAGGATTATATATACCAGCAAAACTTTCATATTCAAGACCATAATGTATATCGCTGAGAAGGGCTACAGTAGCTCTTCCTGCGTCGGTATTTATAGTCTCTACCGGTCTATACTCTGATCTTGGCAGAGCTTCTACACACTCTTTAATGACTTCCTCGAGTCGATTACTACGGGCCATCTCTCTGATTGCTCGGTTAAGTCCGACTCGCTCATCTCTGAGTGATTGAAGTTCTGTTCTGTTATCATACTCGCCGCGAAGATCTGTACCCATATTCTCATGAAGCGTCTGTTCTATTGCAGACATTACTTCCTCTTCTTCGTCCTGAGTATCGCTAAGATCTTCAGTAGCCGCGAAGAGTTCGTTCTTTAGCTTCAGAGTTTTGTACTTCTTTCGCCAGTATGATTCTGTATGATTTTCTCCGCTCGTCGCGTTAAGGCGAAGCGCGAGTTGCTCCCACGTTTGTGAGAGCTCCCCGCTTTCCTTCTGACGGCCGAGATCATACAATATCTCATCTATCGTCATTAGAATCCTCTTCCTTCTGTTTCTGCATTCTCTTGCTTCATAAATTCTTCATGCTTATCTGCTCTGTCTGCAGGTATTTTCATACAAGTCTTTAACTCAGAGTTACTATAGTCATACGCTTTAGCTGCTTCGTTCCAGCGGACGCCGTTATACATCCAAGCATATTTATACATATCTCCATGCGCTGTTTCATATATTCTACGATTAGCAGGATTAAATGTACATTTTATAA